AGCAGACTACTATATCTGACGATGACACTAAGTTTCCAACCTCTGGTGCTGTTGTTGATTATGTAGCTGCACAGCTAGAACCATTTGGTGGTTTTGAAGCTATAGCTGATGACCAATCATTTCCTAATACACAACCGGCATCAGGTGTTGCTATTTCTATAGCAGACGCAGCCGGTATAGTTGTAAGTGGAAGTAACTCAAGTACTACAGGTAGAACTGTAGGTGGTACAACAGTAACTATAAACAACATAAGTTCACAGTTTACTAGCTCTACAATATCTAGTGGTGTGCGTTTTATTGTAACATCTACTGGATCTGGACATGTTTATAACTATCATAAGGCTACATTACCAGAAAGTGACTTAGCAAATCTTAGTGGCGACATCAATGATTTCAACGAAAGATATAGAGTTGGCTCGTCGAACCCTACAAGTTCTCTTGACGGTGGGGATTTATTCTTTAATACTACTTCGGGTAAACTTCTTGTATATAATGCAGGTACTTCAGCTTGGGAAGAAACCCAATCAATAGGTAACTTTTTTATAAACACATTATCTAGTTCATCAGGAACTGGAGGAGGTAGTGCTACATTTAATGGATCAGCTTACAGATTTACACTTAGCAATGCAGGGGCTTTTGCACAGCAACACATTGTTAGCATCAATGGAGTCATTCAGAAACCTAACTCAGGAACCAGTCAACCCAGTGAAGGGTTTGCTATCGACAGTAGTGATATTATATTTTCTGCCGCTCCTTCTAATGGTGCTGACTTCTTTATCATTACCATCGGATCATCAGTAAGTATCGGTACACCAAGTAACAACACAGTTACTACTGCTATTTTACAAAATGGTTCTGTATCAACAGCTAAAATACAAGATGATGCAGTTACTACAGATAAAATAGCAGACGCAAACGTAACTACAGCTAAGATTGCAGATGACGCAGTTGACGCTACAAAGCTCGCTAACACGTCTGTAAGTGCCGGTAGCTATGGATCATCAACTTCTATTCCAAGCATCACTGTAGACGCTCAGGGACGCATCACATCAGCATCTGGTAACTCTGTTAACACAGATCTAGTCGGTGACACAACACCACAGCTAGGTGGTAAACTTGAGACAAACGGAAATAATATTGCATTTGGTGATAGTACTTCTGGAGCACTAGACGATCGTTTAACTTTTGGTGCACAACCAGATTTTCAAATTTTTCACGATGGTAATAATAGTCGTATAGAAGATATTGGTACAGGAAGTTTAATTCTAAGTGGAAACCGTACTGAAATACAAAATGCGGCAACAAATGAAACTATAGCAGCTTTTATAGAAGATGGAGCCGTAGAGCTATATCACGACAACAGCAAAAAGCTTGAGACTACAAGTGGTGGTGTTACCGTAACAGGTACAGTAGCTGCAACATCCTATACAGGTGACGGTAGCAGTCTTACAGGTGTAGCATCAACAGTAGCTGACGGATGTATCTATGAAAACTCACAGACTATATCTAACAACTACACAATTTCAACAAACAAAAACGCTATGAGTGCAGGTCCGATTACTATAGCAAACGGCGTTACATTGACAGTACCTAGTGGTAGTGTTTACACAATAGTATAATTATGGCAATACAAATTAATGGTAATGGTACTATCACAGGTATTTCTGTTGGTGGTTTACCGGACGGTATCGTAGATACTGATATGATAGCTGCTAATGCAGTAGCTACAGCAAAGATAGCAGACAATGCGGTAACAAGTGCTAAGTCCTCTGGACTTGGTGGTTTAACAATGGCGGATCAGTGGAGAGTACAGGGAGATCATGGCGAAACTGATGATACTACTATAACTCATTGGGAACGTAATGACAGTGATTTTGCTCAAATAGGCACTGGAATGACAGAAAGTTCTGGTGTATTTACTTTCCCTGCAACTGGTATTTATAAAGTTGATTTTTATGCTACTACCAAAAGAGCTGCTAATCAGAATCTAAATAGGATTTCATTTTATTTACAGTTAAGTACAGATAGTGGTAGTAACTGGGGAGATAGAGTTGTGTCTGCATCCCAAATGGCTTCAGCCGGCGATAACCAAGAAACTTTCTCTTGTGGTAGTATGATAGTAGATGTTACAAACGCATCAACTTTTAGAGTAAGATTATATATAGATGCTGCTACTCATGTAAGACCTCAGTACGCTTCTCATGCTAATCGAACTTACATGACATTTATGAAACTAGGAGAAACATAATATGAGTACAATAAAATTAAAACATTCGGGTGGTAACAGCGTATCGCTGAACCCACCTACATCCGCACCTACATCTAGTGACGTAGCTTTTAAGTTACCTAATGCTGATGGGAGTGCAGGGCAAGTATTACAAACAGATGGCTCTGGTAATTTAAGTTGGGTTACATTACCTAGTGCGGGTATATCAATGGCAGAGACTTGGAGATTAACTTCTAATATTACTAACAATGGAAGTGAAAATGTTATTACTGCAAATTTATCAAAACCATCAACTCCAAGTGGTTATGGAAAGGTAGGAACTGAAACCATGACAGAAAGTAGTGGGGTGTTTACATTTCCATCAACAGGAATTTATTACATTACTGCAACTGCCAAGCAATATTCTTTAGGAAGTGGAACTGAAGGTAATGGAAATGGAATATATATTAATACCACAACAAATAACTCAAGTTATAGCAGAGCATCTTATGGATCACAAGCTGTACCAACGACTTATGACTATGCTTCTTCAACTTGCCATTTAATTTTTGATGTAACAGATGTTTCTAATTATAAAGTAAGGTTTTCACATAACGGAACAAGTGGTTCTGTTGTTGCAGGTAATGCTAACGATAACCAAACTCACTTTTTATTTATGAAATTAGGAGAGACATAATGAGTAAAATATTAGTCGATCAAATACGATCAAACAGTGCGTCAAGCGATGCAATTACTTTAGACGGGTCTGGTAATGTAACAGTTCCCGGTAATATTACTTTAAGTGGTAATGCTACTCTTAGTGGTACAGCTACTGGATTTCCTAAAGGTAAAGCACACAATTTAATAATTAACGGAGCATTTCAAGTTGCCCAACGTGGTACCTCGAACAACAATCATGGTTACGGAAGTGTTGATAGATTTGCAGTTTATCATAATGACGTAGATGAAGCTCCTACTCATGCTCAAGTTGATGTCGCAAGTGGAACTACACCTTACACATTAGGTTTTAGAAAGGCATTAAGAGTTACTAATGGAAACCAAACAAGTGGTGTGGGTACAAACGATCATACAATGATACAAACTAAACAAGAATCACAGGATATTGCAAATAGTGGTTGGAATTATACTTCAGCATCTAGTTACATCACTTTATCTTTTTGGGTAAAATCTAGTGTTGCACAAAATTTCTATTGTTATTTTAGAACTAAAGATGGTACAGAACAAATTTATCCTTTTGAAACTGGTTCTTTAAGTGCTGACACTTGGACAAAAGTAACAAAAACAATTCCCGGTCATGCTAATTTACAATTTGATAATGATGCTAACCAAGGAACTGAAATAAATATTTCACCATATACAGGAACATACTACACAGACTCAAGTGTTACTCTAAATGCTTGGGGTGCATATTCTGGCACTGCAAGAACTCCAGATCATACCTCAACATGGTGGACAACAAATGATGCAACTTTTGAAATTACAGGAGTTTTACTTGAGGTAGGAGATTCAGCTTCAGATTACCCTCATAGGTCATATGGTGAGGAGCTTGCTTTATGTCAGAGGTATTATTATAAACAAGCTGCTACATTTTATGGTTTCTTTGGATATGGAACTAACTCAGGTACAAATCAGATGGGTAATTTAATTAGACCAGTTGCCATGAGAGCTAGCCCTAGTATTACCATGTCAACAGGTGGTTATTGGTCTAGTGGTCCGTACGCAGGTGGTAATGGTCCTTATTACTCTTATGCATATGGACAAACAACCAGTTCCAACGGTCCTAATTTATCCAATTATGAACTTGATGCGGAGCTTTAATCATGACCTACACATATAAAAATGTAAAAGATATTGATGGAAGTATAAACTATATTTTAAGAAAAGAAGATAATGTTTTTATTCCAAAAGATGAAGCAAACACCGACTATCAACAGTACCTTGCGTGGGTAGCAGAAGGAAATACACCAGAGGAGGCTGACTAATGGCATTAACCCAAGTAAGCACCGGCGGTATAAAAGACGGTCAGGTGCATACAGCTGATCTGGCAGATAGTCAGATTACAGCTGCTAAACTACACGCTGATGCTCTAGATCACACCTATACATTAGGAGCAGTCAGCACAGATCACTATACATTTACAGGAGAGGGCTTGACCGGGGCGGTCAATGACCCTACCTTGTATCTGACACGTGGTAAAACATACAGATTCGTAAACGGTAACTCTAGTGGAGCACATCCGTTTCGTATACAAAGTACAACTGGAACAAGTGGTACGGAGTACAACACAGGAGTTACAAATAATGGAGGAGCCGGTGGGTCTACAATAGTATTTGAAGTACCACATGACGCACCAGATGTTCTGTATTATCAATGTACAGCACATGCCAACATGAATGGTATATTCTATGTGACCGGGGCGTTAGCTGACGGAACAGTTACGACAGCAAAACTAGCAAATGGTTCAGTTAATTCATCAAAACTTGCAGCAGATTCAGTTACAAATACAATAATCGCAGACGACACAATAGTTGCCGGAAATTTATCTAGTAATTCAGTTACTACAGCTAAAATTTCTGACGATGCAGTCACTCAAGATAAAATAGCAGACGATGCAATAGATGAAGCTAGATTACAAGTATCTAACACACCAACTAACGGTTACTTTCTATCAGCTCAGTCTGGTAATACAGGTGGGCTAACTTGGGCTCAAGTAGCACAACCCGACTTAACAAACTTAAGTGCCAGTAACCTGACATCAGGAACAGTTCCAGATGCTAGATTTCCGGCTACATTACCGGCAGTTAGTGGTGCAAACTTAACTAGCTTACCCGCAGCTACAACTACCTCTGGTACTAATAACTTTACTATTGCTGATGGAGACCTAATAATAGGAACAGCCGGACATGGTATTGACTTTAGTGCTCAGACAACAGGCGGCTCACCTTATACTAGTTCTAGTTCTGGTAACAATACAAACCCAGTTGAAGGAGAATTGCTTGACCACTATGAATCTGGTAGATGGACTCCAACTATAGATTATGGTATTACAGATGGTGGTACTGGAATGTCTGGATTTGGAGATTACACTAAAATTGGAAACTTAGTTATACTTGGATTTCAATGGACTCGACATAGTTGGGCAGACTATAGTTTGTCTAGTGGAGATAGTGCAATAAAAATATCTGGTTTACCTTTTACTCCAAAAGACACAGGTGCTACTGGGGTAGTTAATGTTCCGGCGTTAAACTATACAGGTAGAACATCAAACGGACAAGGTGGAGCAACAGTTTTAATTCCTCCTAATACTGCTCACATGCTAATCTCTGGATTAAGCGGATACACTCCACGACTTCATATACACGCAATGTTCTCCGTTGCTTATTAAAAATTAATTATGGCATTATCAGAATCAATAGAATACGACAAGTTTGAAATAGTTACACCGTACAAGCACATACAACTTCGCAAAGCAACAGTTATTAAAAAAGATAATGTTGAAATAGCAAGGTCTTATGAAAGAACTACTCTAACATCAGATCAAGATATAACTACACAGCCAGACGAAGTTAAAGCTGTGTGTAACGCAGTTTGGACAGATGCAGTCAAAAAACTATGGACAGATTACCAAGCATCATTGTCCCAGACATAAAGAAAATAGAGACTGTTGAAATACCAATACCTACAGCTGACGTACCATATTATAAACCTATGGTAGTTCCTCCTAGTGATCT